AATCTGCATGTCTTAATGGTGGTCCTAAACGATTTTTGATAACCTGTGCTCTCACTTTGATACCAACAATCTTATCACCTACCTTTAATTGTCCCATAGATTTCAAGCGTAATCTAACAGAAGCATGGAATGCTAATGCTTTACCACCTGATGTTGTCCAAGGGTCACTAAATGCCATTGCGTTCATCTTTTGACGAAGTTGGTTAGTAAACACTAAACAAATGTTTTGTCTACCAATCATATTCGTAATCTTTCTCATCGCTTTGGAAATGATGATTGCTTTATCAGTAGCATAACCATCTTTATCGTAATCAGCTTCCAATTCTTTCTTAGTAGATGCAGCTGCAACTGAGTCAACTACAATCGTAACTAATCTATTCTTATCGGAAGTTCTGATTTTCTCAATGATAGTTTCACAAGCCTCAAAAATACCTTCAACCGTATCTACTGAAACATATAATAATTTAGAAATATCAACACCGATTGCTTCCAAAAACTCCCTATTAACAGCAGTTTCGGTATCAATCAATACGGCTACTCCACCTTTCTTTTGTGTTTCAGCAAGGAGATGGGCGGAGAGCAAAGATTTTCCACTTTGCTCTAAACCCGTAATCTCTGCTATACGGCCAACAGGCAAACCACCATAAGGTCTGTTTGAAACTGCTACATCCAAAAGAGCGTTACCCGTAGATAACCAATCTTTTACATTAGTAGGGGCATCACCACCACCATCTGTCAGGAAGTATGCAATTCTACCATCCTTATTTTGTTTGTTTAATGAATCTGCAAGAATACTTGCTAAATCCTCTTGTACTTTGGCCATAATTGTAACCTATTAATTGTTAAATAAATCATCAAATGCTGATGCTACATCATCTGCTTTTTTAGCAGGTGCTTCTTTTTCCCAAGGAAGGTCACCATATTCCTGCGTTCCACCCATATCAGTCGAAACTGAAGATTGTTTTTGTGCAGCAGGTTGTGCCTTTGGTTTTGGTGCTTCTAATTCTTCAACAATCTCATCATCTGCTATCGCTGAACCTGGATTCAACCAATTTTCCAACACTGTCTTTAGTTCAGCGTAAGATAATTCAGAATATAATTCGGTAATGTTCTTTTGATTTTCCAAAAGAGATTGAACCGTTGCAGGGTCATCGTGTAATTTAGATGTTGCTGGTTTGATTCTGATTGCTGTTGTTGGATATGCTGCGTTTGATTCTTCTGCAGAAGTTACATCCAATACGATATCTCTACCTTGCATTGGGTCTGTAATATCTCCGTAATCAGGATCAGCAATATAACCCAAGATGTCTTGGTAAACTGTCTTACCAAATCCCCAGAATTTAACACCTTCGTTTTCTTTACCTCTTACGATAACTGGAACGAATGTTCTTAATTTTGGTTCCATTTTCTTACCTGCTTTCCAATCATCGGTATCGCCTGTTCTTTTAAGTTTTTCTGCAAACTCTACGATAGGGTCAGGTCTACCGAATGACATCGGAGATAAGTAAGTTTTGTTGTTAATGTTGTAGTGAAAATAAAGTTCAATGAAAGGTAAATCTTTGTTGAACTTATACGGAACGATTCTGATTTGAGATTTTCCGTTTGCTGGCTTCCAAATTGAGTCAGACTTCTTTGTGTTGTTTTGTAGAGAATTAAATCTCGACAAGGCCAATTTAATGTCCATTTTTGTTAAGTTTTAAAGTTTAAAAATTTGTTTTAAGTTTAAGGTTTTATAGCTATATCCTATATAGATATATATAACCTTTTGTAACTTTTACTATGTAAATATAAGGAAAATTTCCCGAATTACCAAACTTATTTTTGAAGGTTTTTTACCTTTCTTTCGAGGTAAAATACCGCTTTTTTGAGGTCCTCAAGCTCCTTTTGGGGGTCTTTTTTACCTGCTCTGGCAACATATTTCACCACATTGAATAAATACGCATCTTTGTCTAATCCCCATGCTTCACATACCTTAATAACCTCATATGGATTATCCGCACCCCCATAGTGTTGAGGCCCATTTACCATTTCTTTTATATTAGAATTTTCTACTATTTGTTTTGCTCTTTCTACTTTTTCTGGAAATAATTGGTCTTTACTTATTTTTGGTTTTGCTGGCATATTTTCTTTTTTTACTTTTCTTATATCTGATATAGGTGGTGGAGTTGGTATTCTTGGTGCGTATAACATAATTTATAATTTTATTTTTTCCAGAATTGATACCATTTCTTTTTCTTCACTTCAGGCTTTGCAAATGGTTGTCTACTATCCCAAATATTTACAATACCACCATATCTTACTTGCATCATCTGACAAAATAACTGATGATATTCAGGTGGTATTTTTTCAAAATCTGCTTTTATTTCAACATCTAATACTAAACTCTTAGTATCACCTGTCATTAATTTTAAATAATCATGCATTTCTACAATTGTAGAACTTTTTATCATTAAGTGACTCCCATCACCAATGTGAAACTCTCCTGGTTTTGTTTTTACTTTTGGTGCCATAACCTATAAATTAAATGCTTTTAATGTGTGTTCAAATGGATTACCTTCGATTCCTTTTACCAAATCTAACATCATTTGTGCTAACTCTCTAACTTCTAATTGTGCATGTTCGGAATTTCTTAATCTTTGAAAATGAACAAAAGACCTGAAATTAAACATAACATCCATATCTATTTGAGAATTAAATGATTTGAAGAAACGAGCACTTTCTTTTGCTCTCTTTCTACCCAATATCGGAGTTAAATCTTCTAAAGCTTTATGATATAAAGCATTTCCCATTTCGGCATAAACATCCAAACGTCCTCTCCATTCCTCTGGCCAATCAGTAGGTCTATACATCTTATCTTCCTTTAACTCTTTGTATCTTGCACTTTCACCATTGATACTAACTCCTATTCTATGTTTCAACAAATGTATGTGAGTGGCTTGGTCAACTGTCACTAAAAAATGAAACGAACTTTTTTCAAAGGGCGTTTCATGTCCTTCACTTGCCAACATATTTAATAACTTTGGAACTCTATTTATCTTTTCTTCCGTTAAATCTCTACTGGTAGATGTCCACGCCGATTGTGCATGAGTTAAATCACTACCATAGTAACCTAGTAATTCTACTTTATTTTTCATTCAATTTATCTTTTAATTTCATAACCAAAGAGCATGTTTCATACTCTTCAAAATCAATGAGGGTTTGAAGATTTTCATCTAATAAATCAGTAAATTCTCTGCTATCAATTGAAAGTGTAATAACCAATATGTTTTTTATAATAACCTGTGCAAAATCAACACGCTTCTTTTTATATTTTATACCATAATCAATTCCTTCAACTATGGCCTTTGATATTTCCCTGCGATGTGTTTGGAATATATCAGAAGGTTCTTCTGCGTGTATTTCTATTGGTTCAAACTTTTTTCTTTTTCCCATATGTCTAATATAGGAAAAATATTTTAATATTCCAAATTTTCTTCTGTTGTATGTATTTGGATAGATTTAAAAACTTTAGTTGGGATTTTTTTATATCCTACATTGGATGTTGTCAATATACAATTTCTAAATTCTTCCCAATCAATCATATAAGAATTATCCAATTGCCCACCTGTTTTGGATTTAACTACCTCATTTAAAGCGTTAATTGTATATATTGTATTTGATTGCTTCTTTCTATGAACTAAAATAGTTTTCCATTCAGAAGGAATTGCCGCAGACCCTTTTTCTACATTGAATGTAATAAAGACCTCTTCAGGTTTTAGTTTACTTTGTAAAACAAAAACATTTGGATTAGTAAAAGTATAGTTAGTTATTATAAAATTATATGATTTATCTAACTCTTCCTTTGTTGTAAATAGGCAAAGTAATTGTGTGTTCATCTTAAGCTACTCCATTTTTTCTTTTGAAACAGTTTATGGTATCTTTATCCCACTTATAAACTGTATTGAATCTTCCAGTTGCACCTGTTTTACTTCTTTGTCTTTTTTCTCCAATACGAATCTTTTCACCCTTATCGTTTAAGAAGTATGCAATTCTAACCGAACCTGTAATTTGATTTTCTTTTGATAATTGAAATTCTTCTTTTGTAGAACCAAACTTTCTAATAAAATCATCCATATTGTTTGTATTCATACAACTAGCTATAATATCATTATTAATTACACCAACACCACAAACTACTTCAAATAAACCACCATATGCAAATACACCATGTTTATCACCCATCGCACCTGCCATATGGAATTTTTCAATAAAGTTTGTAGCATCCATATAATCACCCAATCCAACTTTTCCTCCTGATATTGGAATTTTGATTTTATTCATTTCATCCAACATTTTTCTTTCTACCGCAACTGAACGTTTTCTTATATTATCTATTTTTTCAGCAACTAAATAATCTAAACCATAATGTTTTTTCAAATCATCAACAACTCTTCTATCTCCCGATGATAATGATTCTGGATCGGTTGCGGCAACTTTTAATAAATTTTTAATTCCGTCACCACCTTGTCCGTATTTTTTTGCTATCGCTGCCAATCTACCTTTACCACTTGATGATGTATTAAATTCCAATGCAAGTTTATATAATTCTTTAGGATTTTTTGTCATCATTTTTTTAGCAGGTTCTGCAACAACGGTTTTCAATTCCGATTCGATGGCATTTAATTTTTGAGTTTGTTTATCTATTAAAGATTTTAAAGCCTCACCATCTTTTTGTTTCATTTTACCGTTTTTCACCAATTCATCTATTTGTTCTTTTTTAATAGAACCTTCTTTTTGAAATGATGATTGTGCAACGATTGCATCAAATGAATCTTTATCGGATGTGAATTTAATCATCAAATCACCCGTCTTTTGATTATATACAAATTGAGATGTATCCGATGGATTTGCTCCACCACCACCTGCAGCTACTAATTTAAGTGCTATTTCTTTTGGTATTTCTCTACCATCGGGTGCAAATATTCTATTAGATTGTCTAACCATATCCATTTGCTGTGCCTTTCCGCCGGCATCACCAAAAAATCCATTAACAACACAATCTTCTTCTTTCCACTTATTTGCCTTTATTCCTTCTTTTATTTTTCTAGCTTTAATCAATCCACCATTTGCTGCCATCATCAATCTAGATAATTGACCATCTGATAATTTATCAAACTTACCTTTGCCCGCCGCTCTAAATTCTCTTAATTGTTTAGCGTTTACACTTGGAACAGCGTTTTCTTGTCCAGCTATACCTGTTTTATCACTTGCTTCTAATAATGCCCCACCTTTTAAATTTCCATATAAATGTGCAACCGCATCTACTAAATTCTGATTATCATTTTCCAATGCCCATTCACACACATCACATGAACCATTTTCATTTAACATTGAACCGGCATTACCTGGAGCTGCTCCTGAATCATCATCTCCTTCGGCTTTGTGATATCCTTTTTTATAAAATCCTTGTCTACTCTGTCCTGCTTCAATACTAATTCTATCTATTTCAGGTTTAATTTCTTCTGGTTTTCTACCTTTACCACCGGCAAACACTTGCTGTCCGCCACCACTTACGCCAAATGCGTTTGGTTCGTTTGGTTTTGTTGCAGGTTGTGGTTCTGGTTTTGTTGATGTGCTTAATTTATCAATCTCATTATCATTATAGCCGGCTTGTTGAAACATAGCTTGTGCTTGTTGATAAGCGGCTTGTTGGCCAGCACTATCTGAATTTTTATATTGTAGTGCTGAACTAACTTTAATTTTCTTTTTTGTATCCGTATTTGTAACTGTTTGGTTCATTATTTTTTCAATAGGAACTTTTACAGATTTCTTTTTTGGTTTTGCTTCCTCAATTTCTTTTAAATATGAGAAATATACTCTTGCTTCATTTGCAAGTTTAATTGGATTAGAAACTCCATTTTCTTTTAAAATTTGTGCTAATTTTGTAACTTGTTCCTCATTTGTTAAGTCGATAATACCTTTATCTACACGATATTCTAACTCTTTTAGGATTTCTTGGAAATTTATTGACATATCTATTCTATATTAACTTAAGTATAATTATATGATATAAATATAATTTTTTAACTAATAACCTCTAAATTGTTGTAATTAGTTCCTTCGTAACTTCGGACAGGGAACCCACCCTTCTCCATTATATTTTTCACATTCTCCATTACTTTTTCTCTTTCGACGGGGTGAGTATCAATTAAAAACGCATCATAAGTGTATAAAACCATCTTACTCATTTTACCTGTTTGGTCTAAATAATCTAATACCTCTTTAATTTTGATGTAATTCACTTCAGTTTCCAACGCTTGTAATAGGTAAGAAAATACCTTTTGTTCAGTTGCACCTTCGATTCTTCCGAAATGAATTTCCCTCTTATAGAGAGGTGTCGTTAGCCGGCCGGTGATTATGAACTTTTGGTAAACCGATTTGATGTATTCATCTACTTTTTGAAAGAAATCAATCTTTCTTGCTTCATCATCTAATCCCCCATAAAGATATCGGAAAGTCAATAACTTTGCTTCCTCATATGGTAGACCGTAAAGGTTTGCAAGGTGTTGGTGAGCGGTGATATCCTCCGGAAACTTATATCCAATCAATCCGGCAATCAATCTAATGTGATATGATTCGTAATCGAATTGTAATAAAGTTCCTTCGGGATGTCTACTTGTGAAACACTCTCTACTACCATCGGATTTGTTAAGGGCAGAGTAGTTTATACCCATATGTCTATTGGAAGGTCTACCCGTTATTGTGTATGGATTGTATTGTGTGTATACCCTATCGTTTTTGTGGAGGTATTGCTCGGGATAATTAAAACTATCAATAAATTTTTCTCTATCGACTTTTACCCCAGCCCCTTCCAACCTTCCCAATGTTTGGATTGCTGATGAATATCTTTTATTAACTTCCGTTTTAAGTGTCAGATTTGGTAAGGTTTTTAACAACTCATACCACTTCATTAAGGGTATACAATCATTTAACTCTTTAAAATCATTTCTATACCCCTTATAAAGCGATTGTGCGAACTCATTGAATAGGAATGGTTTTCCGTATTCCTCAAAATATAACCACTCAAAATCGTATCCACATTTGCTTACATACCTACTATCCAAAACAACAGTATCAGCACTAATCAATTCTGGAATAAAAAAGTTTTTAACTTTATTTGCATCTATATGATTAAAATTAATAATACCATCACCTTCTTCAGTTCGGTAATATACAAACGATATACGAGTACCCATTGGATGTGCTTTGTGAGAACTCCATACGGGTATAAATAATTTTAATTTTGTTCCACCCTTTAAAAAAGAAAGTAGGGTAGATTTATCTTCTATCAGATTCATCATACCCTACCAATATACTAAAAATATTTGGGATTACAAAATTATTCTCCCCAATGTTTTTTTCTCATTTCATAAAGGTCAACCGGTTCTCTTTTCATTTGATTACCTGGATTAAAATATGCACCCTTCTTTAAATACCCACCTAAGAAATTTCTTCTCATTCTAGTTGTATCTTTATTAGGGTCGGAACCATGCACAACATGTGAATGCAATAATGCAACTTGTCCTTTCTTTAAAACACCAGGAATTTTACGGAAATCATGTCCTTCTGGCATTACACAACTCTTACCTCTCTCACTTCTCCAATTTAATGTGTTAGTTGCTTTTCTTTCTTCATTATCTTCAATTGGTAAAACTGGTAATCTATGCGAACCTTCATAGTTCCATACCGAACCATTTTCAGGGTCGTGATTATCCAATGCCAATGCTGTATTAATAATTTCATTATGTCCACAACCTGTGTAGAATCCATTTTGGTGCTGGTCTCTACCCAATTCGCCTTTTGGTTTAAAATATGCCCATGTTTGCATACCCACAATATCACCTTCCATTAAAAACTCACATGCTTCAATCAATTTTGGATGTGCCCAAACTTTTTCACATAAATCCGATACTTTATGTGGGTGCATCAATGGTTCGAACTCTTGCCATTTTCCAGCCTCAGCTTCATTTCTTTCACGTCTGATTCTGTCCAATTCTGCATTAAGTTCATCACATTCTGCTTCGGTAAGTAATTCTAAAGTTGTAAATCCTCTGTATCTCCAATCAAATGTCATTTGTTGGATTTCTAAATCCGTAAGATGTTTGTATTTGCTCATAATAACTGTTTATAATTAAATATACGATTTTATTTTTATTTTTCCAAATTCTATATGATTTTTATCACCCTTTGTAAAATTGTAAAAGATTTGGTAAATACAAACCAATGTTTTTTAATTTTTGCGATGCCAACGATATTGCTGCTTTATTTGAATTTGATACACCCCTATCATTAATTTCACCATTTGGTTTATATGTAATAGTTAGTGGTCCTCTAATTCTCCATTTTAAATCAACACATATGAAATGTGGACTTTCTAAATAATTCTCATAATCATTAAAGTTTACTTCGTATACAAATCCAGCCATATCGGATGTTTTTGTGACAAAATATCTCCTTATGAATCCTATTTGATAATCGGCATCCGATGGAGTTGGTATGAAGTTTTTAGGATTCTTAATATTAAATTTTTCTATGTCTTTTAATTTAGAATACATATTACTCTTTTTTTACAATTCTATATCCAGCTTCTATTGTTGTTTTCCAACCTTCAGATGAAATATTGTGTTTTGTATTTGTTATTTGAAATACCCCCGTTTGATTATAAATTTCTGGAACACCATCTACTTCAAAATATTCACCACAACTTAATCCAGATAACCCATCTATTTCCAATGTAATATCAATTGGTGCCAATGTGCTTTTTGGTTTAATACTAGCATTCATTTTAGCTCTTAAAAAATCATTATCCTTATATACCAAAGTTATATTACCATTTTCTTTTTTGAATTTTGTTGATTTTGATTTTATAATTTCAGATAAGTTTTGAGCCTCATTATCTTGCTTTTCAGCGTTAGGGTCTACTTGGCCTGTTGGTTTTGCCGTTATCTCTTTCCAAGTTTTATTAATAGATAAATAATCAATTTGATTTATAGAATAATATCCATCTGCGTTTGTATATAAAGAAAAATCTATACTTTTATAAGCTTCTACGGGAAGTTCTAATTTTTTAACTTCTTCTTTTGTTTTTTTCTTTGCTGCGGCCATCAGAGTTGTTTGTGCATTAAAAACCGTCCTTCCTGCCACCAAATCACTTAATTCAAAATTAAAAGAAAAGTTTCTTACATTTGATTTAATTGTACCCGGTTTAAATCTATAAATATCGCTCTTTGCAACTGCACCAAATGTTCCACCCCTTGCATCTAATATAGTTGCATTATCTCCCAATGAACCATCTTTTATATTTCCATAAATTAAAGTATAAAATCCATATCCCGCATCATTTATCATATTTAATACCTTAAACAAAAATTCTTTTCTTGTTCCTGATTTTTGCCACATTTCTACAACTCTAATATAGTTTAGAAAAATATTTGCAGCATTACCAAAAACCATATCCGTATTATTTTTATCCACTTTTGGTATTTTTATTCCATCAGGTGTCCATAAATCATTTACAGGAGTTGTTCCATCCATTAACCTCAATTCTATTTTACTGTTGCCACTACCAATACTTCCATCTATTGTAGTATCTGTAATAAATGAAATTTGCGTTTTATCCGATTTAACAACGGAAATGCTAGCCATTGTTTTGTTCGGAAATACAACATCTTCATTCGAAGAAATTATATTTTTGTGATAAAATATAGGAATACATTGTATTGGTTGTTTTAGAGTTTCATCTTTGTAATACTCGGGTATATCAAATCTAAATGTTTTTGTATCAATATTTCCATTGGTATTGATAATATAATTCATCAATATTTCAATTATAAAATGCAATGAAATATATGGTTTATTTGATGTTGCCGTGTCAGATTGTTTTTCATTAAGTTTACCAAAATTAAAAAGATGATTTTTCCATTTAGCTTCTGGCGCCATTGTTGGTTTTAATTCTGGTAAGTTTAAATCAACTGATATGGTTTCCAAATATTGTTCATATACCGTTGTACCAGGCGGTGGTGGTGAATATGTATTTGAATTTTGTCCACTTTTTTGGTTAAGCGGTATTGCCAATGTCATTTGATTTCCCTGTGATATGGTTAAATTAACGGTGTATATTCCGGATTCATCTACTTCAAAGTTAAAATCCGTAACTTTCCCCGCCACCAAATCATATGTTCCCAAAGTTCTACGAAGTTTACCTAAATATACAGATAAAGAATCCGTTGTTGCTCTAAAATAATCAGAAAATCCTTCTGTAAAACTCTTATAATCTTTTTTATCAATTAATGCATCTTGGATTCTATTAAAATAATCTCCATCTGAAATTTTTCCACTTCTTTGTATTCTATCAAACACAGGAATTTTTTCAGATTCATTTTTTTGTTTTATATCCGTTCTTCTATCTAACGAATTATCACCATATTCTACCAATAAATTCATTCCTGCTTTTAGAAAAAATACTTCAAACATTTCAAGTTGTTTCAAAGTAAAACATTTGATAGTAAGTTTTGCCGATTTTAAAGTATTATTCGAACCATCGGTATCTATATCCAATCCCTCTATAATTGGTGGTGAAACTCTTCTATTTGTTTCACCTTCTACGATAATTTTTTTACCTTTAAAATCATATCCTATTGATGTTTCATTCGTTTCATATAACATTTTTGGGTCAGATTGGTTTGTTATAATACACCCATGATACATTGCTGCCGTATCGGTTTGTAGTATTTCTTTAAGTGCATTCTCTTTTTCTTCGGCACTTTTATAGGGTTTTGATTTTACTACTTTTGCACCACTTGTTAAAACAATAAACGGTGAAGAAATATGTTTTAAATTTTTATTTAATTCTCTTTCTTCTAAAATATCCTTTATCCAAGGTTTTAGTGGTGCTAAATACGGAAATCCCATATAACTTATTTATTTATTTTTTGTAAATCGTTTAAAATCTTTGCAACATTTGACGGTATTCTCAATTGTATGCCGGCCTCAACATAAAAATTTGCATCATTTATATTATTAGCAGTTGCTATAATCCACCACATAGATGGGTTTTTATAATATTTGTCCGCCAATAAATCCAATCTATCACCTTGTTCGGTAATTATGTATATATCGTTATCATCAGGAAAAACTTTTGGATATATAGTAGATTCCATATATCTTTTTTTACCTTTAGTTTCTTTTATATTTGTATAAATGTATCTATTTGCCATTTAATTTTATTATGTATAAAATAATTTTAAATTATCCAAT